AGAAGGAAGAACTTATATTGAAAATGAAGATGGAGAAGAAGACAAACGAACAGATCCGCGACGCCATCGAATCAAAACTCGGTCATCGCTATCAACTCAACTATATTTCGACCTTATATTGTAAGAAGGTTTTAGTGAAGATTAGTGAGGCTAGTAAATTTCATAGAGAGGTTTGCGAAAATTTATTTTATCCTGAGAACTTCAAAAAGTGTAAGGATTGCGGAAGAAGTTTACTTCTGGATGAGAGAAGTTGGGTTAGAAGAAAAAGATCTAGTGATGGCTTTAGTCCTAGATGTAAGAAGTGTGAAAAGGTTAATCGCGATAAATCGAAGTTGAAGTAGATGTCGGCTTACGATGCGCGCGAGGCATAAAATCTAATGATGAAAGGAGTTAATGGATATGAGATTGACACTTACAGAGAAGTTTGTTAAGGAAATTTTAAATATTGCGGAGCCCGAGATATTCGTCGGAGTTGCGCGCGTCCTTAAAGTTCCTCTCTTTAGCATCGAAGAAAAAAAGGAAAGGGAATTTAGTGATGTTTTTGCTGATTGTATTGATGCTTTTGAAAAAGAAAGCAAAAAGAGACAGAAAGAACTCCTGTCAATTTTAAAAGACGCGAATGAGTGCAAGGAGAAAGTAGATGGCTATAGTACCGAAGATACCGCAAAAGAAGTTTCTGACTAAAACTTGTAGCGTTTGCGGCACCACCCATTCAACTGACGAGTTCGCGCAAACCCATTCCCCATTCTATCCAGATGGTTACCTTCCCCTTTGTAATGGTTGTATTAACCAGATCCTAGAGGGGGAGGATTATTCATGGGATATTATTGATAGGGTCTGTCAATATGCGGGCATCCCGTTTATTGTGAAGGAATGGACACGTCTTGAGGAATTGAATGGAAAAGAAAAGACTTGGGGCGCTTATTCCAAGGTCTTTGCGCAGGACTGCTATCAGAACTTTGGATGGAGCGATTATAATAAGCAGTATGTTGAGTTAAGACAGGCTGGGCTTGTTGAAGATGAAGTTCCGGAAGTTCGTGAAGCTCATTTGCGCGACCTTCGTAAAAAATGGGGATCGAACTACGATGAAGAAGCCCTAAACTACCTTGAAGATCTTTATAAAGGCCTCTTACTTACACAGAATATTAATGGCGCACTTCAGATCGACCAGGCGCAAAAGATTTGTAAGCTTTCTCTTGAGATTGATAGTCGTATCCGCGCGGGTGATAAAGATGTTGATAAGTTTTTATCTTCTTATGATAAGCTTGTTAAAACTGCGGAGTTCACACCGAAGAACACAAAGAACGCAGTTGACTTTGACTCTTTTGCGGAAGTAGGCTATTGGCTCGAAAAGCGCGGCCGCCAAAACAAGTTCTATGATGGAACTACTCGTGATGTAATCGATGATACTTTGAAGAATATTGAGAACTATAACCAGCGCCTTTATATCAACGAAGGTGGTATTGGTGATGAAATTACTCAACGTATGCAGAGCTTGCAGAATAAAAATGCGCTTGAAGAGAACGAAAATATTTATGGACTAGACACCAACTTCAATCTTGACGAATATGATAATGCGGGATATAACTTTGAAAAGACCGATGAATTTATCGTAGATGAAGAGGAGGACTCCTAATGAATGAGAAATTCAAAAATGCACCCGAAGGTGTAATTCTCTTGCGCGACCCCGAATCCTCAACGTTTAATACTAGAGAAAGAGTTTTTCGTGATGGTATTGAACTCGAGAAAGGTGTAGTTATTACTGATGCGTGGTTGAAAAGAAACGAAGAGCTTTTATATGATTGCTGGAGTCTTTACACAGTATATCCAGATATCTATCTGGATATGATCTTACCAGAAGGTTCTATTTTCAATCTTTTCCCATATCAGAGAATTTTCTTGCGCGTGTGCATGAGATATACTCATATTTACATTACTGCGGCCCGTGCTACATCTAAAACATTCCTCTCTATCTTGGCAAAATATCTTCAATGTGTATTCTTGCCGGGACACAGAGGTTCTATTGTTGCGCCGAACAAATCCCAGGCTTCTAAAATCACGAAACAGAAGATTCGTGAGATTTGGAATATATGGCCGCTTCTTAAAAATGAACTTAAGCCTTCTAACTCTAACCCAGAGGGTGTCGCCGCGAATTTTGGTAAGGATTATGTAGAACTTACCTTTAAAAATGGTAGCGTACTGATGGTTGTTGGTGCTCTTGATTCTGACCGTGGTCTTCGTACTCATGCAACTCTTATCGATGAGGCGCGCGACCAGGATGGAGATGCGATCGAAACTATTATTCTCCCTCAGATGAACGTTCCTCGACCAACCGCAAATGGTCTTGTTAATAGTAAGGAGTCAATCAATACTCAAGTTATTTATGCGACTTCTGCGGGAATGAAGAGTTCTTTTGCATATAGTGCGCTTATTGACTATTTTGAAGAGTCTATTATTGAACCTAAGCGCGCCTTCACTATGGGGCTTGATTATCGTATTCCGGTAAAACACGGTCTTATTTCTGAACAGCACGTAGTTAACCTAAAATTATCTCCTTCCTATAACGAACAAACCTTTTTATCAGAGTATATGGGCGTTTGGATGGGTGGATCGGAAGACTCTTGGTATGACTTTAATAAGCTTTCAAAATATAGAAAGATTAAAAATCCGGAGCTTCACCAAAAATTTAGAGGAGACCCCAATATTTTCTACTTAATTTCAGTAGACGTAGGTAGAGCTGCTGGCGGAGACGCGTCCGTAGCAACCATCTTTAGAGTTAATATCCGAGACAACAAGTTCTTTGCTACAATGGTTAATATTGTTGTTCTTGGACTTTCTGATGAATCAAGAACCTTTAGTGGTCAAGCAATCGGTATCAAACGTTTAATCGAAGCCTACAATCCGCGCGAGGTCGTAATTGACTGTAACGGTCTTGGTCTTGGACTTGCGGATGAAATGATTAAGAACCAGATTGATGAAGTTGGAAACATTTATCCTGCTTATGGCTTCTTTAATAATGATGAATATAAAAGAATCCAACCTAGTGATGCGCCGGCCATCCTTTATTGTATGAAAGCAAATGGTCCGCTGAACTCCAAGATCCACAGTAATGCATATGCAAGACTTAATAGTGGAATGGTTCGATTCTTAATCACAGAACAAGATGCGAGATCTGCTCTTCTCGCAACAAAAGCTGGCTCAAAGATGACATATGAAAAGCGTATCAAACGTCTTATGCCGCATGAACTTACAACGAAACTCTTTGAGGAAATGGCGAACCTCAGACTTAAAAAGACTGGTCTTGATATTGTACTTGAACAAATCAACTCTCGCTTCCCCAAAGATAAATATTCTTCTTTCGCCTATGCGATGTGGCGCATTAAAGAGCTTGAAGAAGAAGCTTATAAAAAGCAAAAGCGCCGCTCCGTTATCGGCAATCGTCAGTTAGTATTCTTTACAGGAGGAATTTAATTAAATGGAAGATAACTTAAATAAAAAATTTGATTTCTCCACATTCAAAAAGATGCAGGACGATCTTATTGCGAAAAACAATGCCGTTTGGAGAAATAATTATTCTTATATTGAAACCAGACGTCACTGTGACTATACTCCAGAACAGATCCAAGACATTATTGAGAAAGGAACTGTATTAGAACAACAAAGACTCTCGCGCGCGTTCTTTGATAAAGACGGTCTCTATAAGCGAATCCTTATCTATTACGCAACCATTTTAACTTATTCGGGCTTACTAATTCCAAATCCAAGTTTTGGTAAGAAACTCTCCAACGCAAACATCTCGAAGCGTTATTATGGTGCATTAGATTTCGTTGATAGAATCGGCTTACCGGAAGTGCTCACGAGAATTTCTTTATACGCTTTAATCAACGGATGTTATTATGGCCTCATTCAGAACATGACAAAGACGGAGTTTAATCTGATTGACTTGCCTGTTACCTACTGCCGCTCGCGTTATGTAGATATTCATGGCAACGATATCGTCGAGTTCGATGTAAGCTATTTTGACAGCCTTACTGATTTGGAAGGTATGCGTAGAGAAACCTTGAATACTTATCCGAAAGTTGTTAGAGACTTCTACAACAAGTGGAAGAAAGGAAAAACAACGACTTCTTGGGTTAAATTGCCCGCTGATGTAGGAGTATGTTTTCCATTCTTCGATGATGGGCGCCCGCTCTTCCTCAATGTTATTCCAGCAACCATTCAATATGATGATGCCGTGGATACAGAACGGGAGCGCGAGCTAGAGGAAATTAGGAAGATTATCGTTCAGAAGATCCCGCACCTTAATGAGGGCGATCTTTTGTTCGAGCCAGACGAAGCGAAGGAAATGCACAGAGGTGCGGTTGGTATGTTGAAGGGAAATAAAAATATTTCCGTTCTCACCACCTACGCTGATGTAGACGCTATTGTTTCAAAGACCGCTTCTGAAAACGTCTCTGGTACATTGGATAGAATGTTACAGAATGTTTACTCAAAGGCTGGTGTATCCGCGCAAATCTTTGCGCCGATCGGTAGCCAAGTTCTTCTCATTTCTATCACAAATGATATGTCACTTATGATGATCCTGGGTAATAAGTATGCGCGCTTCATCACAAAAATCGTCAATGAACTCTTTAGTAATGGTAATGTTACTTTTAAGTTTGCTTTATTGCCGATTAGCTATTACAATAGAAGTGACTACATTACTGACTCTTTAAAGCTTGCACAGAATGGCTATAGCTTCTTGTTACCGGCTATCGGAACAGGTATGAGTCAGAGAGAACTTATCAGTATTAAGGAACTTGAAAATGACGTCTTGAAGCTGCCAGAAGTACTTATCCCGCTTTCATCTTCTTATACTCAATCAAATAAGGAGCCTGGCGCACCGGAGAAGAGACCGGAAGACAAATCAGATAAGACGATTCAAAACGAAAATGCGATTGACCATCAAGGTCAAGGAGGCTCTGAATGAATAAAAATCAAATAGAGTTTCCGATTAGTATCTATGGTTCCATAGAGAGATATAACGATACATTGTCGAAAGCCCGTTGTAGAATCTTCTACAAAGGCGGAAACAGAAACGGCACTTTCATTACTGATGAATTTGCGAACGAACTGATTTCCACCCTTCACTATGTTCCGGTGAAAGGTATTTATGACGGAAATGACTTTACCGATCACGGAAATGTACGTAGCGAAGGTCAGATTTATGGTATCGTACCAGAAACTAATAACTTCGCTTGGGAACAACATTTGGATGAAGATGGTGTTGAGAGAACTTATGCTTGCACAGATGTTTATCTCTTTACCGCACTTTATCCGGAAGCCTCCGAGGCTATTGGGAAAGGGCAATCAATGGAGTTATATGAGCCCTCTTTGAGTTATCACTTCTCCATGCTCAATGGTCAAAAGTACGTAGTTTTCGAACATGGTAGTTTCTTGGGACTTCAGGTTTTGGGAGATAATGTTGAGCCTTGTTTCGAAGGAGCGTCGTTCTTCTCTCTTCAGCAATCTATCGAAGATACTATCCAGAAGATTAAGCAATATAGTACAGGAGGAAAATCGGAAATGAACATTAATTTCAAACATTCCGACGAACAGAAGTTCAGTGCTATTTGGGCTCTCTTGAACCCGATGAGCGAAGATGGAAGCGATTATGTTTGCGCTTATTCTGTTTGCGAAGTTTTTGAAAATTATGCGTTGGCTTACAATCTTGAAGCTAATTGCTATGAAAAGGTTTACTTTACCGAGAATGAAGAGGAAGGTCTTTCTCTTGGTGAAAAGGAACAGGTTTTCGTTACTGCAATGAACGAAGCCGAAAAGACTGCGGCAGAGGAAACCGCCGCACAGAACGAAGCAACCTGTGTTGAACTTAACTCAAAAATTGAGGAAGCTAACACCAAAATTGAAGAGTATGAAAACACGATTGCTACTTTAAATATGGAAGCAGAAAATGCGCAGGCTAAGTATGCTGCTCTTGAGGAGCAAAACAACCAGGCTAATGCACAGATTTCCGCTCTTATGGAAGAGAATGAGTCTTTGAAAGTTTACAAGAAGGGCATTGAGTTCCAGTCCAAAGAAGCTGTTGTTGCGGAGTATACCGGCAAGCTTTCCGAAGATGTGCTTGACTCATATAAGGCTAAGTATGACGAGTATACGGCAGAAGAACTTGATATGCACCTTGCTTACGAGCTTAAAAAGTCAAATGCTTCCGTATTTTCTCAGGCACCGAGCGCCGGCATTGTTCCGAAAAACAGTGCTCCACGCAGTGGTGTTGAAGAATTTTTAAGTCATTACAGACAATAAAATGGAGGTTTTGAATAATGGCTAGTACTAGACTTGTAATCGATGGTTATGGTCAGATTGAACTTAACAATGTGGCTTTCCGTCGTGACGGCCGTATTGTAGCACAGTGCGCACTTGATACTGTTGCTTTTGCGTCCGCCAAGGCAGAGAATGGTATGCTTCTTGCCGTTGACGAGGTTAATCGTAAGGTTAGCGTTCCGTCAGACGATTCTCTTCCTGTTGCGCTCAACTACACTGCTGAGCACATTTATGACGAGAGAACACCGGGTCTCAAGAGCTTTGCTACTGGAACCGATGATTTTTATCCTCGTCTTGGATACCTTGCAGTAGGTGATAAGTTCACTACTAACTGCGTATCTTTTGACTCTGCTAAGGACAGCACCTGGACAACCCAGTCTGCTTTCATTAGCGCACTTGCTTCCTATAAGACAACCGCTCTCTATGGTGGTATCGGATCTGACGATGGTTCTATCCTCGTTTCCGCTGCTAAACCTACACAGGGTCCTGTTCTTAAGGTAGCTGAAAAGACAACAATGCCGGATGGCACACTTGGCATTAAGTTCCAAGTGATTGCGGACTAATTAAAGGAGGGTATGTACGATATGAATATTAAAGATTTGAAAGAACTTGCCCTTCATGCAGCAAAGGGCACAATCCCTGCAACATTCGCTGCTAATGGCGAAACTGCAAACGATTATGATGTAAACGCTGCTTTCCGCGATGGTCTTAAAGAACTGGCTGGTTCTTATACCCAGTTCATGAAGAACCGTTACGACATTTATGAGATCTTCGTTGAGACAATCGACAAGATTATGCCGAAGAACACTATTGCTGCTCTTTCTCCTTTCGCTGAGGTTCAGGTTGTTGGTCTTGGTGAAAAGGCTATCTTCAAGCAGAAGACTGGTAAGATGCGTGCAAAGAAGTTCCTTACTATCGCTGCTATCAACGGTGTATACGAGACATTCCGTCTTGACGCTTCTACCTTTGAGCTCGGTGGTACAAACGTAGCAATCGGTGCTAGTATTGACCTTGACCGTCTCATGCTTGGTGCTGAGTCTCTTGCTGACGTTATGGATGTTGTTAACACCGCGCTCCAGGATTCCGTTTATGTAATGGTTACTAGAGCTCTTCGTGCTGCTTACGATGTATTCGGTGTTCCACCGGCCAACCGTAAGTCTACTGATGGATTTGAGGCCGATAAGATGGTTCAGCTTCTTAACGTTGTTCGTTCTTATGGCAATCCGGTTATCTTTGCACCTGGTGAGTTCGTAGCTGCTATGGGCGCTGATGCTATCGTTCCGATCGGATCTTATGGTTCTGGCGCTACTGCAAACGCTATTCAGGGCGTTTACTCTCCGGACGATATCGAGGCTATCCACAGAACTGGTTATATCAACATCTTCCGTGGTGCTCCGATCGTTCAGATTCCTTCTTCTTTCACAGATGAGACCAACACAACAACTTATGTTGATCCTCAGCTCGCTTACGTTCTTCCGGGCGGACAGGAGAAGGTTGTAAAGGTTGTTCTTGAGGGACCGACTATTCTTAGAGACTATGAGAACCGCGATGGTTCTATGGAATTCTATGCTGAGAAGAAGATTGGTACAGCAATCCTTACTTATTACAACTGGGCTATCTACAAGAACACAGGTATTCCGCAGACATTCTATAATCCTTACGAGAATATCTGATAAGATTTAAACCGTTACCCGTGGGGGAGAGGGAGGTTCCCCTCCCCCACATTTTTACTTTTGGAGATTAAAGGAGAAATTATTATGGCAAAAGTTAAAATCACATCTACAACTATCGGGGAAGTAAGTGTTTTTCAACCTTCTATCCCTTTTCGTGCTTCTTGGCCTGCAAAGGGCAGTTCCCGTATGGTTGATGAAGAGATTGTAGAGCAGTTACTCTACACCCCAGGTTTCAAGTATATGATTGATACTGGTATGCTTTATATCGAGGATATGGAGCAGAAGAAGAAACTTGGTATTGAACCGGAAGATGCAACAAAACCGGTTAACGTTATTGTCCTTTCGGACGCAGATAAGAACAAGTACATGAAAGTGTACTCTCTTGAAAAGTTCAAGGAAGAGGTTAAGAAGCTTTCTCGTGAACAGGTCTCTGATCTCGCAGATTTCGCAATCGATAACAAGATCGCGGATTTTGATAAGAGCGAAGTTCTTGAAAAGCTTTGTGGTAAAAATATTATTAAGGGAATTCAGTTAGCAAGACAGAACAAGGAGGGCTGATAAATGACCTCTTTAACCGTAGTATACGATGCCTTTTTGGCTAAGATACTCGATGACGAGTGGGATGGTTGGACAGAGGCTGACGTCCATGAAGATTTAAATTCTTTATTGGATGCGGCGATTGAAATGTTTAAGTTTCCGCGCGTCTCTTTATCATACGCAGATGGTAATTTTGCGGATGATCTTACAAATAGCGAAGTACAAATCCTAGCTACCTATATGAAGTGTGAGTGGCTAGATAGAAATATTCTTACATGGGAGAACGTTAAGCCGCTCTATATCGAAAGAGACTTTTCGCAGGCGAATCTTGTAAGTAAGTTTAGAGAATTGCTCGTAACTGAAAAGAAAAACGCCGCAAGACTTGAAGGTATTTATTACCGTTCTGTTAATAAAAAACCTTTCGATTATACGCAGTTGGCAGACCAGGACGTTTGATATGTATAAAGATATTGAAGAAGGATACAGAAACAAACTAAAGAATAAATTGTTTGGTTTGCTTTGTGAGCGCGAGAAGGATGGAGAATGGGAGAGTTTCCTAGACTCCATCCAAGTCGAACTCAATGGTATCCCCGAAGATAAAAGAACCATTAACTATTTGGTTCTTTGTCACAAAATTAACTCACTTCGCTTTTTGAGTTACGAGTATTTTAGAAAGACGGTATTTGATTGCATGAGCTTACTTTCCAAAGGTGATGGGAATGGGTTACTTTGATATTTATCAAAAAAGATTAAATCGGTTTGGAACCGATTATCAGTCTCGCATCCAGAATAAGCGCGAGAGAGAATTTCAGCTCTATTTAAACAAGTCCGTTTATAGAGTTGAATTTTCATATGATGAAGCCACCCATGTTGGAAGCTTTGAGAAATATAAACAAGATGATACAAAAACTCTACATTACTTGCTTACTGATGTCGATCTTGATATGCCGAATGGCACAGTCTTGATGATTCCTGATGATAATGGTGATGATAAGCCGTGGATGGTTTATTATCTTGAAAGAATTGAGGCTAGCGGATATAATAGATATATTATGTTAAGAATGAGTCATTATCTTACATGGACCGCGCGCGACGGATCTACGCAAAACTCCTATGCATATATGTATGGACAAGAAGATAATATGTTAAAGGACGAAATTCGTTCTCGTAGTAGAATGGATACGATCTACGCAGAAAACCTCAAGTCAAGCTTCTTCATTCTTCCAAAGAACCAATATATTAGAAAAGATGACTATTTAGAAGTTGGAGAAGATCCATTTAAGGAAGCTTACCGAGTTACTGGTTATGATATTCAGTCGAGTGAGGGTGTGGAGTATGTAACTGTCGATCCTATTTATGAATATGATTTGACGCCCGCACCTCAACCAGAGTCAGGTGATGATCCAAAGGATTTCTTCTGGCTAAATGGAGGGATAGAACAAAATGGCCACTAAAAAAGAGGTTTTCGACTATGTTATGAGTAGTCCGGAGAATACAAATCCGTCAGTCTTAAAATCTGTTTTGGGCGACCTCAAAGAAAAAGTAGTCGTAAAATGTGTTTTGGATGAAGGTAATGTAAAGTTACAAGATGTAATGTATGGGGTGTTCTTTTACCAAGATGTATGTGAAAACCTTAAAAAGGGCGTAATCACCGAACTTGAAATATATGATGGAGACCAATATTATTGCTCTCTTGTTGCAAATTTTTATTATGAAGTTAATACTGGAGTACTTGGAATGAAGTATGGAGTTATTTTTTCTGGTGCTATACTTGATTCAAACACTCCTAAGGTTCTATATCTAAATTGGTCAAATCGATTAGCACCCCCTCATGATTTTGATACGCCATTACATATTGTTTCTACCAGTTAAGGAGGTAAAGAATGTCTACTAAAGAAGAAGTTTTTGATTATGTAATGGATAGTCCTGAAGATACCAACCCTTCAGTTCTACGTTCACTTTTAAACTCTATTCCGGAAGGTGGCGGTGGAGCGGCTTTACCGGAAGTTACAACCAGTGATAATGGATACACATTAAGTGTTGTTAATGGCGAATGGGATAAGAAAGATCCTATTCTTAGAAGTTGGATTGTCCAGGGAAGTTCTGATAAAGTAATGCTCGTCCAGGAGGACATTACTCCTGTATTTGAGACCGAATTTGTTGATGTTAGTGGCGCTATTTATACAAAAATAGCAGAAGATACCTATAGCCACACGGTTACTTTTCAGTGTACTTTTGTTGATAATAACGAGCTTAAATCGAGAGTTTTCGTTATTCCATCAACACTTCAAAGATACCAAATGGTAGATTGGACAGAGAAAGTAATTACCACACTTACTTCACCGACCAGTAATGATAATGGAAAGGTAGCTATTGTTAGTGGCGGTGTATGGTCAATGTCAGATATTAAGCCACTTACTCCAGTTGTTTATACTGGTACTTATGTAGATTCAAAGATCATGTTTAATAGTGGTGACACTCAGAAGCAAGTTTATGATGCATATGCTGCGGGAGCTACTGTTTATCTTCAGGTTCAGGACTATGAAACAGAAGTAGTAGATGAATATGACCGTGTTCTTTTGCAAGTTACTGAAATTTATCAGCCAGGCAACAAAAAGATTCGCTTTACTGGTATTTATCGTAAGGCTACAGCTACCGTCTATTACAAGTGCCTTATTGATGGAAATGATGATTCAGCAGTAATTGGTAACGGCATCGCCGCAACTCGTTATGTTGTAAACGATCCTACTTAATCGGAGGAAAAAATAAATGGTGAGAAATTTGGCTGAACTAGGCCCTAATCTACAAAAAATAATGACACGACTTCTTCAAAACCAAGATCTCGTTAAGTATCTTTATTATTCTGATAAAGATCCGCTTAGTGGCGCCGACCTCACCGAAACACAGATCAAGAATGAAGTTTACGAAAAGCTTATAAAAATTGTACCGCGCGTGGGACCAAAGGAAGATGCAAAAAGCCTTGTGTCCCTCCGCGTAGTACATGGGCCAACAGACCCACAGAATAATGAATTTCGTACTATCACTCTTGCAATCGAGGTCTTTGTTCCACTAACACAGTGGTTCATTAAAAGTGATAATCTTCGTCCTTTCTGTATTATGGGCGAAATTCAGAAATCACTTCTTCACAAAACAATTAATGGATTAGGTAAAATTGAAGGCGGAGATTTTTCTTTAAACTTCTTAACAGAAGAAATTTCTTGCTATGAGATGACATTTAGGTTTGTAGAATATGATTAATAATTTCTTTCTCGGATATCCAGCGGAGTTTAAGGACATTTGCTGGATTTATCCACCAAAAGTTAAAGATGTTGCGTGTACAAAAGACTATGGTGCTTATGTACATATGTTAATGATTTCTCAAGAAGAAATTGAGGACGAATACGTGCGCGCGGGCATCGAAATTAATGATCTGCCCAATCCGTTTGAATATATATTAAGCAATGCTTATAACAATATCCAATTTCGCATCTTGCTTGAAAAGGCTTTTTATTTCTTTCTCCATGAAAGGGTTATTTTTCTTTTTGAAAAGAAAATGATTGCGATTGGTGATTTGGCGCAACTAAAAAGTGTCGAAAAAATGAAGATGTTAAAAGAAGAGGACTATTTTGAGTTTCAAAATATGTTGCGCGAGGCCGTTGGTTCCAAGCCAATAGAGCCACCGAATCCCAATGAGGACCCGCGCGTAAAACGCATTAAAGCGAAGGCGCGCTATCGTGATTACATCAAAGCAAAGCACGGAAAAGGTTTAACTTTACAAGCCACTTTGGCTTCAATTTCTTGTATGGGTTTAGGTTTAAACCCACTTAATATTGGAGAGTTAAGTTATGCCGCAGTTCCGGTTTTACTCGCTACCTATCAAAATAAAGAGAAGTACGAGTTAGATGTGGATAGTCTATTGGCCGGCGCGGATAGCAAAAAGGTACACCCTGTGTACTGGATACGAAACTTGGATGAATAAAATTTTGTTTTGGAGGAACTAAAATGGCTAGTATTTTGGATAAATATGGCATTAAGGAAGTTGCTGACGTAACTTTCTACAAGATCAACTCCGACGGTCAGGCGGGTGAACCTGTTCTTTATCTTGATACTCTCAAAGTTTCTACTATTGAGCAGACTGCTGAAAACGTAGAGGCTCGTGGTGGTAAGGGTAATGCTGCTCTTATCTCTTGGGACTATGGTAAGGAAATCAACGTAACCCTCGAGGATGCTCTTTTCTCTGCTAAGTCTATGGCTATCATGTTCGGTAATGGTACTGTTGATGCTTCTGCAACTCAGTTGAAGAAGACTATCGAGTGGACCGCTTCTTCTACCGCTGATACAGACACAGCCGCTGGTCGTCCTACCGTATTCGAAGTCAATGGTAAGAAGTACGCTGTACCTTCTACTGGTGTTGTTGACTACGACGCTACTGGTTCTAGCTTGACTTCTGGCTTCACAAAGGGTGCGAAGTACTTTGCTACTTTCGATGTTGGTATTACTAATGCTGGTGTTATCGACATTTCTGCGAACTCCTTCCCTGGTACATATTATGTTACTGGTGATACATTCGCTAGATCTGCTACAACCGGTGAGGATGAATTCTTCCAGTTCATCATTCCGAAGGCTAAGGTTGCTTCTGAGAATACAATCACACTTGAAGCTGAAGGCGATCCTTCTACCTTCAATATGTCTCTCAGAGTTCTCCGTCCTGACGATGGTAAGATGATGAAGCTTGTTAAGTATGACTTGACTGGCGCAATCGTTGGTTGATAAACTGATTAGAGAAGTTTAAGGTGGTGGAGGTTTCGGCCTCCACCATTTTTTCACAAAGGAGAAATTAAAATGGACGGGATGCTTGGATTCAAAGATTTAGAGCAAGTTACTCTAAAATCTACTTATAATATGAAGATTGGAGATCGAGAAATCGATGCTGGTGAAGTAATCGCTGCTTTCGATAAAATTCAGATTGCGAATTTGAGAGAGGTAGTGGATGGTGTCACCGCAAATGGTGGTTTTGATAATCGAGCGCACGTCTATTGGGAAACTACAAGAGCTCTTCAGATTAACTTTTCGCAAGGCGTATTTTCAAAAGAAATGTTTGGTCTTTTGACCAATGCGAAAATTATTGCTCCCGCGCAACCTAAACCTGTTGAGATTACATGGCGCGAGAGCCTTGAAAGTAATCAATCCGGAGCTTTTACATTAAAGTATTTACCAAAGAAAGACCTCTTCATTTATAATGAAGAGACCGGCGCGAAAATTGAAAACTACACGCGTGATGGAAAGACAGTTAATATTACAACTCCATTTGTAAATGTTGCTGTTAGTTACGTGTATGAATATACAAGTACCAATACAGAATTTTGTATTGGACAAAGACTTATCAAAGGATTTTTGGAGTTAGAAGGAAGAACAAAAGTTAAAGATGATAAGACCGGAAAGGTGGTAACAGGAATTTTCAAAATTCCAAAATTGCGGTTAATGTCAGATTTATCTATAAGGCTGGGAGCTAATGCAAGTCCTGTAGTTGGGACATTCAAAGCGGAAGGCGAACCGGTGGGGTCAAGAGGTAGTAGTCTGGTTTGTGAGTTCTTCATTCTGGACGACGATATTGAAAGTGACCTATAAGATGATCGGCATTAAACGAGTTTAATGCCGATTTTTTATTGGGAGGAAAGAAAAGAATGGGAAATGCCAACAAGACAGTAACACTTACCGTTGATGTGCAGGCTAAACTTAATGATTTGCAAGGTCAAGTCAAGAAGATGCAAGAGATGCTCGGCGGGCTTAAAATGCCCGAGGGCTTAACTCAGTCTACCACAAAAAGTATTAATGATCTTTTTGAAAAGATTAAGAGCCTTCAGAGTTATACTGAGGGCAATAAGATGAAGCTTCTTGACGAAAGAAAGGTTCAGTCTGAATTTAGCGCTATTCAGAAGGACTTTAGATCCTTGGTTGATAATCTCAATAAACATGGTGCAAAAATTAAGCTTGGTGATAATAAAACAGCTAGCGCTTTAAGAAATGGTATTAAAGAATATGAGGCTTCTATAAAAGAGGCTACAGATGCCATTAATGAACAAAAACGAAAAATTACTGATCTTCGCGCAGAGCAACAGCGTCTAAAGCAAGAATCTAATTTAATCAGCACCTATGAAAAAAATGCTAAGGCGGAAGTCGAAGAGGCTAAAAAAGCGATTCAGGATATAGCAGCCGCTAGAGAAAAATATAAAGAAGAAGGCAAAGAAAACAGATATTGGTCCGATCCTCAAGCTGAAGCTTATGCCAAGCAAAAATATTCAAAATTAGAACAAGAGGCTGCCGAGGCTCTTGCAGAGAAAGAGAAAAATTTACTTAACATTCAAACAGCTTATGCTGATAAGAATAAAGAACTTGCAGCTAGTCAGCTAAAAGTAAAAGAAAGTATTGTTGATGAACAGAAAGAACTTGATAATCTTAAGCAAAGATTTGAATCATTAAGTTCTGAGGCTCTTGAAAAAGTTAAGAACACTCTTTCTCAGATGCAGCAAGATGGAAAAATTTCTTTGGGTTTCAACTTAGAAGAAATAAATTCTGTTGAAGAGTTAAAAACAAAATTGCTTGAACTTGATAATCAAGATCTTGGTCAAGTTCGTAAGGTTCTAGAGCAGATTGGTATTATTGCTAGAGAAGGAACCTCTCAAATTGAAAATCAATCCAATGCTGTTAATAGAGATACCGAAGCTTTCAAGGAACTTGATTCAACACTTGAGCATTTTAAGAAAAAAGCTACTTACTTTTTTGGTATAGCTAATGCCGCAAATCTTTTAAAAAGAGCTGTTCGTTCTGCTCTTGAAACCGTAAAAGATCTCGATAAAGTAATGACTGAAACCGCGGTAGTTACTGACTTTAGTGTCGGTGATATGTGGGCGCAGTTACCAGAATACACAAAGCGTGCTAACGAACTTGGTGTATCAATTCATGATGCTTATGAAGCTGCAACACTTTACTACCAGCAAGGTTTGAAAACCAATGAAGTTATTGCCGTTTCTAACGAAACATTGAAGATGGCTCGTATTGCTGGTCTTGGCGCGGCTGAGGCTACAGACCGTATGACCAACGCCCTTCGTGGTTTTAACATGGAAATCAACGAGGAGAGCGCGCAGCGTGTAAATGATGTTTACTCAAAACTTGCGGCTATTACTGCGGCAGATACAGATGAAATTTCAACCGCTATGACTAAGGTTGCTTCTCTTGCTCATAACGCGAATATGGAATTCGAAACAACTTCTGCGTTCCTCTCACAGATGATTGAAACAACTCGTGAGTCTGCGGAGACCGCCGGTACGGCTCTTAAAACAGTTATTGCTCGTTTCTCTGAAGTTAAAAAGCTCTATAGTCAGGGTGACCTAATGGGAACTGACGAAGAGGGCGAAGAGATCGATGTTAACAAGGTTTCTCAGGCTCTACGTAGCGCTGGTATCAATCTTAATGAATATTTATCTGGTGCAAAAGGTCTTGATGATATCTTTATTGAACTTGCTGGTAAATGGGAACACCTAGACATGGTTCAGCAGCGTTATATCGCAACTATGGCTGCTGGTTCTCGTCAACAGTCTCGTTTCATCGCTATGATGTCTGACTATGATCGTACTATGCAACTTGTTAATGCTGCAAATACAAGTGCGGGCGCGTCACAAAAACAGTTCGAGAAGACCCTTGATTCCCTTCAGAGTAAGCTTGCTCAGTTAAAGAACAGCTGGGATACCTTCTTAATGGGTATTGCTGATGATAAAATTATAAAAGTAGTTATAGATGGTTTAACAAAACTTATCGACGCCTTAAATAAACTTTTCTCACTTACTGATAATATTCCAGTTGGTGGATCTTTAGTAAGAGTTATGGCTATTTTTGGAGCCTTAAAATTGGGCAAGGTTATTATTGACCAAACTATAGGTTCTATGGGTATGCTGTTAGGCATTTCTAAAAAACAAGCCGCAGAAGAAGTAAAACTCGCTGGAGCAATAGCCACTAAAAATGGAGCAATATTAACCGAAGAAGAATTAACTCAAAAAAGTTTGTTTGGTATTATAGCTTATGCAATAGCTACAGAAAGAGCCGGACAGGCAACTGGCTTAGATGCTTTAAAGCAGTGGTTAGATGTAAAAGCAAAAAATAAGAACATTATAGCTACCTCTCTTTTGAATACTATACAAAAAATGCATAATGCTACGCTCGGAAAAGCTATTGCTTTAACCGTGGCGTTTCATGCTGCATTGTTAGCATTACCAGTAGCAATTTATGTTGCAGTAAAAGCTTTCAAAAAAATGATGAAAGCTATAAAAGGAATTAGCGCCAAGGATAAGTTTGAGGAAGCTAAGAAGGGTGCTGAAAATGCCGCAGCAGCAGCAGAAAAAGCAACAGAAGCATACAATAATCTTAATTCTTCTATTTCTGCCCTTGATGATAGATATGAAACTCTAAAAACTCTTACCAGAGGTACTGATGAGTGGAGAGATGCCGTAAGAGAAGTTAATACTGAAGTCCTTAATCTCATGAAAACCTACAAAGGTTTACAAATTGTCAATGAGAATGGATATTTAGAGATTAAAAACATTAATGACGTTTTAGATAAATACGCTGAAATTATGAATAAAGCACAAGTTGCCTCTGTAGGTGCAAAGCTTTATCAAAACGAAACAGAATTAAATGTAATTAAAGATGACAATAAAAAACTTGGAAAAGATTTTATTTCAAGAAAGGATTCTGATCGTTATTATGAATGGATGCGAAATAATGAGCTTAGTGCAACCGGCTCTACATTACACGATAATTCAGAAGATGATAAAAAAGATGTTTTTGAGGATTATAAAAAGGAATTTCTGAATAGCGGCCTTATAGAAGAGGCTGCGAAAAAGGCTTCCGCGGGTGAATTTACTGGCGTGGAAGATGCTGAAAAGTTCTTTGAAAATTTCCATTACTATACTGATTTAACACAAGATGACTTTGAAAAGCTTATTGAATATGGTAGAGAGATTGATAATAATATTGCTGAACAAAAATCTCTTTATGAATCATATAAGGGGTTAGCTATTTCAAGTTCTGATTTAAAAGAAGGAACAGAAAGCCAAGCTAATAATTATTTAACGGATGAACAAATAGATTACTATAAAGGACAAGCTTTAAAGGAAGTAAATAAAAAGTTAGATGAGATTGGTTCTAGTGAGTTTAAGAAAGAGATAGCGCAGGAATCTGGGTATGACACTGTAGAAGATTACGAAAACGCAACAGGATTAGAATTCAGCGATGATGAGAATGTCTTAAAAAACCAGCTCGCTTATATTGAATCTTTAGAGTTAGCAAAAAACGCTCTTGAAATTTTTTCAAAGGACCTTGAAGAACTTCCTGATTACATCAAAAATATTTATTCAAAAGCCGACTATACTGGTTTAACTGATGCTCAATTAGAAGAATTGGCCAATGGTTTTGATTTGGAAAAGTATCAAAGTGGCCTAGAAAGTGACAGAATAGCTGAAGCAGATAAACTTGAACAGAAATTAAGAGAAATTTGGGATAATGATGCTAAAGTCAGAGAAGCTTATCAAAATGATGCGACAAAATTTACTCAAGATATGGTAAAAGCTGTTGTTAATGGAGAACAAGCAAAAGCTGACACAAATCAAAAATTTGAAGAATTGGGCTTAAAGACAAAAGGATTGGAAAACTTTTCAACCGGTATTAAGAGAGATTTAGCAAACAAGTTAAAAGAAGTTGCGGAGACAACATCTGTAGAAGGCGCAAAGATAATCCAAAAAGACATCTTGGAAATTACGGATAATATGCTTCCTGAAGATGCCGAAAAATTCTTAGAGCTTCTCAATTCTTCTGATTGGAAAAGCATTAATGCATTAGAAAACATCCCAACTCTTTTGGAGTCATATGATATTTTCAATGTAGATATGGGCAATCTAATTGAAGATATGAAGAAATATGATGAGGCTGTTAGAAAAATTGATTTACAAGACTTAATCAAAAATTTTGATAAACTTGAACAGTTTGGAGCAAAAATTAAAACTGGAGAACAGGGTCGTACAGATATTTCGGAGGATATATACCGACAACTTATTCAAAGTGAAAAAGTTAACAAAGCTGATTTTGAAAAAGATTTAGCAACCGGCAATTATATTTATAAAGGCGATTCTCTTGATGACATTATTGCTGCAATTCAAGAGCTCGGTGATAAAATAGGTGTAGATCTTTCTAGTCTAGATAGTATTGGGACCTCTATTGATGAACTTGTTGCCAAAGGAGATCTTAATGCTGTACAAACTAGAGCCATTCAGGCTGGAATGAATGATGAGACCTATGCAGAAAACCAAGAAAATATAGAGTCTTTAGGTGGAATTACAAAAACCCTTGAATCTGCGACAAAATACGAATTTGATGTAGATAATATTGCTGATTATGCAAAACAAGTCAAAAAATTGAATCCGCTCCTTTCTGATGTGGTTACCTATCAAACTGCCCTTTCTAATGCTCGAATGAATAGGGGTATGCAAGAACTTGTTGATTCTTATGAAGATTGGACCCTTCTTATTGGAGAAGATGGCACCTTAATCAAAGATCTTGATTTTGATAGTCAACAAACTTACAAATCAATGAAAAAGTCTGTTGAGGACTTACTTGGTTTAAGTGGAGAATTACCAGAAGATTTCTTTGATACTGTTGGAAATTTTGATGCCTTAGTAGAAGCAATCGAAAATGGTGGAGAGTCCCTACTCAAATTTAGAGCATTAGCTCTCGAACCAATAATGATTGATGCTGGTATTGATACCACAGGATTAGATAATGAGTTATCTGTAATAAAAGACTATTTAATCAATGAAGCACCTACACTAGAAGTTGGTTCAGAAATTAAAACCGCGGGATTTGATTCTGCTCTTAATGCGATGCTAGCTAATGCAACTGGCGCGCAAAAAGATATTGAAAATATCCTTAGTTCTATTGGTGTAAATGTTGAATTAGAACCAATATATAAGCAAGTTAAAGTAGGCTCTCATAGAGAATATGGTGTTCCGATTGAAATTCCAGATTATGAAGAGGTTCTCGTTGGATATAGAACAAAAGGAAAAACCAGTTATACAGGTAATGTAAGTAAGTCAAAAGGATATTCATCTAAGGGCTCTGGTGGCAGTGGTTCTTCTAAGTCCGAAAAGAATGATACATGGGAAAACCCATATGACGAACTCTACAACCTCACCGAAAAAATCAATGAATCCCTCCGTACACGTGAAGCACTAGAGCGCCGTTATGAAAAACTCGTTAAGAAAACCGCTTCAACTGTCGGAGAAGTCACAAAAGCCTACTACGACCAAATTCGCCAACTCCGTACCGAAGCAGATCTTCAATACCAGATGCAAGCAGGACGTGCGCGCCAGCTCAATAATGTTGGTAATGAGTATTATATGGATTCTGAAGGAAACCGCTCAACCTTCAATGCACTTGGTGTAACAAAATACGCAAGCTATGACCAAAAAACTGGACTTCTCCAAATTGACTGGAGTGGCCTTGAAGCCCTCGAAGGAGATCCAAATAAAGTCGAAGAAGGTAAAGCCGCTGAAGCTTATATCTCAAGACTTGAAGAACTCCAAGAACAATTCGAAGAGGTTCGCGATAAGCTTTGGGATATCGAAGATCAAATCGAAGAGCTTCGTGAAGAAGCAATCGAGAACTACCTCACCTTCGAAGATCGTGTAATGGATGCACTCGTCGATAGTTATCAAAGACAGATCGATGAATATAGCACACTTTCCGATCAAATCAAAGAACAGACCGACGCAATCATCAAGGGTATCCAAGATGATGTGGCGCTCTCAAGACAGATCCGTGATAACACAAAGAAGGAAGAAGATATTGCAGATAAAGAAGCGCGTCTTGCATATCTCCGTCGCGACACTTCCGGCGCGAACGCTCTCGAAATCAAGAAACTTGAGGAAGAGCTTGGAAATGCAAGAGAGAGTTACTCTGATACATTAGTTGACCAGCAACTCACAAAGCTTTCTGATGATGCGAACGCGGCCGCAGAACAACGTCAGCACCAGATTGAGATCATGCAGAATCAACTTGATGTTGCGAAGGAGAATGGAACCCTTTGGGGCGAAGTTTGGGATCTCATCAATACCGCAACTGCCGCAGACGGTACTTTCTCACAGAACAGTGAACTTACTATTCTTCTTGAGGAAACTGAAGCCTTCCAAAGCCTAAGCAAGATTGGACAGATGAAATGGTGGGATGAAGTCGCTGAAGCATTTAAGAGAGCTCAAGTTGGACTTTCTGAAGCAGAAGATAAGTATGGTGTAGATGCAAACGGTGACGGAAAAGTTACAAGCTCTGGCACATCGGCCGCAATTAGTTCTACCGCGGCGATGAGCGCAACACCAGCATCAAGTGGAAGCGCCTCAGGCTCGACCTCAAGTTCAAGTGCTATATCTACTACTGGTTCTGGTCACTTCGCAAAAGTTGGTACTTACGAACACCCAATGGCTCAAATGCCAGCTAAAGAAGTTTCAGAACTCCAGCAAGCTCTCAACGATGCAGGCTTCACAGATAATGATGGTAAAAAGCTTGCGGTTGATGGTAAGTATGGTTCAAGAACAAGAGCTGCTGTTACTAAACTTCAGCAGAAACTTGGAAATGTTAAGGTTGATGGTTACTATGGACCCGAGACAAGAAGCGCAACATTGAAGAGCCAGTTTAAAGCATATAAGACCGGTGGTCTCGCAGATTATACTGGTCCTGCATGGCTCGATGGTTCGAAGACTCACCCAGAGCTCGTACTCAATGCGAAGGATACAGAAAACTTCATTGAATTGAAAAATATCCTTGCTCACTCTATGGGCTCACAGGGCGCGGGTGGCATAAATGGTGGCGATACCTACTATGAGTTCAATATTGATGCAGAGCTCGGTTCTGATTATGACGTAGAGAAACTCGCTGACAAGATTAAGAGAATGATTTATAGTGATAGCTCTTACAGAAACGTTAACTCAATAAACTTCACAAGATAAAACTTGAGGACCTCGAAAGGGGTCCTCATTTTTATATACAAACCTTTTAATTTTTCTACTTAAATGTAGAGTTAAAAGGAGAAAAATAAATTTCGGGCAAAAGGAGATATGTATAATGGGTGATTTTACTGGCTTCACATTCTGCGGCCTTCATTCCTTTACAGATTTACAGATTACTCGCGTAAGTAATGGATCTCGTTATAACGATACCATCTTACCGGCGTTTCAAGATGTAACTGCTTCTGTACCTGGAAGAAATGGTCAGCTGTATTGGGAAGCTTTTTATTCTAATAAACCACATCCAATCCAAATCGCGTTTGACGGTTTGGACGAAACTCATTTTCGTAAATTGCGTCAGACCTTCGCCGCAGACAAGGAAGGTTGGCTTATTTATGATGAACTTCCATATAAGAAGTATTGGGCAAAAGCACAAAATCCAGTACAGTTAAATTATATTTGTTTTGATGATCCGAGTACGGGTGCGCGCGTCTATAAAGGAGAGGGAACTATCAATCTAATTTCCTACGATCCTTTCGCGCGAAGCGTTAATAAATATCTTGATGAATATTCGGCCGCATCATATCCAAATAAAGATGAATGGAAAGATAGTTGTGGTATGAAAGCTACAAAAGGTTCTTATGATGGAACCTCTTCAACAACTATTACCGTATATAATGGTGGTGACAGACCGGCAGATTGGATGGCGTTTTATCCAATTTCTTCTACTGGTTCATCTCTTACTACAATCACTTTAACATCTGGACAAAATACCCTTGGCACTCTTGGTTTTACAACCATCACGCGCAAAGATTCAAATGATACTTTTATGAGAATTAATACACGCACCAATCTCATTGAGGGTTGTAAAAAGGTTAATGGTGTTTATGTATTGACGGGTTCTCTATATAATGAATTTAAAACCAGCGGAGATTTCTTCAAAATTCCTGTTGGTGGAGATTACGTATTTACTTCTGATACTGCTTGTACGGAAATTCAATACGACTATCTATATTACTAATGGAGGTAGCAAATGAAAGATAAATATGAAATTTCATTGTGGGATGATTATCTCGTTGCGGCCTCCGGTGATGTTCCCGCGCATTATGAAGAAAGAAAGCTTGTTGTTATTGGTTCTGATACAGAAACTTCACCTTGCTGCGCAGAAGAGCCAAAGCTTGTTCAAAATATCAATGGCACAACCACTCTCTCATTTAAGATGAGATATACCTATAGAGAGAATGGACAGGATTATAAAAATCCTTTCTTAAAGTATCTCGTAAATGAAAGAAAGATTAAGTGTTTTTGGAAAGATAAGTGGTATGACTTTGTAATTAAGGATTGTAATGAGGATTCTAGTTCGAAATCTATTACTTATACCTGTAAGGATTTATTTATTAACGAACTTTCAAAGACCGGTTTCAACCTTGAGTTCGATACCGAGTTGGAAAATAACCAGGGTACGGTCCAGGAACTGGGCGCGCGCATCGTAGATGGAACTGATTGGCAGATTGATACTGCTAATAGTGATATTGTCTTTCAGACTATTGAGGAGAATGTTTATGAAGCAATCGCGCAGAATGGATTCGATGCGGTTGGTGTAAATCCAGCTACCGGTGCTGATACAACCGTCCACGTAACTTCTGGTGATACGCTTCTAGTATTTTACTCATCTTTTGCAGACCAAACTTCTTTTGTTCAGTTCTGGTATGCTTCTGGTGGCAACTATCAAACAGAAGGAAGTAGTATGGTTGTGCTTAACGGTCAGTCGCTTAGTGTTGATGGCGGTTACTGGACAACCAGCGGTGGTGATTCTTATTACATCAAGGGCGTCCTAGAATATATTAAAATTCCTGCGGGCCGCACGATTTCTATGCGTTATCGCGCAAATAGACTTGTGCGCTCTCAACTCCAGGTAATTGATCCTCTTACAAAGAAATATTGCTCTGTCTATACAAAGAACAATACTGACTATTATAGCTTCTTTGAAACAGAATATAGCGACGTCTCTATGGTTACCAACTGTATTACTAATAGTGAAAACTTTAGTGGTACAACCGGTTGGAGCGGAAAAGGTCTTGGCTTTAAGATTTATCC